TCGATATGTTGTTTGGTAAGTTCACCAAGCACATTGATACTGACATGTTTGATCTTCATGATGATGACACTGCTGGTATGGATGCATTAGAACTACGAGCAGCAGAACTTGAGATGACTGTTGATGAGATGCTCCATGCTGATCTTTAATGACAGAACTACCATCTGATTTCCCTCACGAACCACCACAAGGTTTCACATACTATGTTAAAGAACATAAGACTAACGTCATTGGCATTTGGATCAGGAATCATGCTCGGTATAGTTACACTGCTGATCCTATCGTCTCAATCTGGGGATTCTACAACACAAAAAAGCAATGTTACATTGCCCCAATTAACCACAAACGTCCAGGTAAAACTGTAGACGTAAGCAACACTACGGCATACTCTGCTATGCCACTACTCAAATCATTCGTATCAACTGATTAATTATGACTATTTCTGAAGTAATGCTCGACCGTTGGCTCCTAGAGCAGATTGATGAAATCCAGGATGACATGAGTATGGACTTTGACCAGGACATGCCAACTGAAGAACTGTCACAGGAGGCATTGGAACTGCTCTGATCCAGCCTATACTATATTCATCAGCAAGGCACCCAATGGCAGTCACCCAACTCAAGCACACACACTACCACATCTTCATTAGCAACGAAGATAGCACGGTGAGTGAATTGTTTCGTAAGGAAGGTCGTTGCACCACTCAAGCTGGTCGCGATCGTCAATTGAACCGTGTGACTAATGAGATGGTAGAGGCTATCCGTGACATCCGTGGATGGAAGCGTCTCACTGTCCAGACTATGACACCTGTCGAAGTGTCCCAACAAGGGTTACACTGACCCCATTCTGCTCTATACTAAGTTCATCAACACAACAGACATGACCACCACCACCTTCGCTGACTACGCTGCATCTGCTGAAGCACGTAACGACATCACACAAGCGGTTCTAGGTCACACATTTGCACTCTGTCAAGCACTTGAGCAAGACTTTGTGAAGGAGAGCATCCGACGCCAAGAGTTTTTCTTAGCATCTGCTGTTGATAGAAAGTATCATGAGCAGAAGATTGCGGACCTGAAGAATAACATTGGTGCATATCAGTTCACTGTTGACACTGGACGTAAGTATCACAAGGTGATGATGACTACTGATGGTGGTAATCGCTCTGTTCACGCATTCATTGACAAGAAGACTGGTGAAGTATACAAACCAGCATCTATCAAAGCACCTGCTAAGGGAGTGCGTTTTGATCTTCGTGTGATCACAGAGCGTGAGTTTGTCCTTGAGAATTGTGATTGGGCAGGCGGTTATCTGTACAAGAATGCATACTATCAGGGTGCTTGACACTCCATCCAATACATAGTATACTAAATTCACCCTGCTTCCACTCCCATGTTCTATCTCGTTGCTGCTGGTAATGCCTATGCGATGGATTCTTCTACGGATACCATGTATGGCATGATGTGTTATGATGATAACACTGTCGATATTGATGACTGTTATGACATTGCTTATGATGAAGTTGATGAAGAAGAGCAAGAATACCTAGCACATGTAGCATATCATATGCAACAGATTGCTAAACTAACTGAAGAACACACCAAACTCACTGAGGTCTTTGTCAAATGAACATGTTATCAGAGCACATCCGCGACTACATCAATCCATATCCTAGTAGATATACTCGTGGAGAGTGGGAAATCCGTGTTCTCCCGCATGAAGATCTAGATTATGATGGTGTTCAGAAGTTCTGGCGCTTATTCAAGAAGTTTCCTAACGATTTTGCTGCAGCTGCCGTCTCTCTTCTCCCTGATGATGTAGAATTCATTCAGTACGATCACCTCGCTAACATTCTCTTCGCTAACAAGTTATGAACAACGTTGATGCCCTCCGTATTTCACAGCAACGTGATGACATCTATGACTGGTGTGTTGAACGTTTCCGCTATTTCATGGAACATGATGAGATTGACAACGCATTATCACTCGCTGATGAGTTCTACGAGTGGATGGACCCTGAACAATTAGATGACGAGGACACTCTATTCTACAATGAACATGAACTCAGACAACACTACGAACGACTATGCAGTGAGTGATGAGTTGAGAGATCTTATCTGTCGTTACATGGAAGCATGTAATAGAGATGATGATGTTTCTGCTGATGCACTGCTCGATGCAATCAAAGCACAAGGTATTAAGGATCAACAACTATGAAAAACATTATGATTGCTGCTTTGACAGCATTGAGTTTGAGTACAGCACCAGCATTTGCTGATGATAGTAAGATCACTCAAGGATACAACTCCATGGATAGTATGGGTTGTATGTTATTAGGTGAGTGTACTGATGGTGTCAAGAAAGTATACTCTATGCTTGATATCTCATCAGAGTATGATAACACTCAAGAATTCACGAGTGTGACAGGTGAGTTTCATAATATGTTGCACTCACTCAATCAAGTTGGTGTGAATGTATTCCTTGCTGATAGTAAGTATTTCCCATCAGGTCATCGTGGTGTCTATCACACAGTATCCAACAACTTCTTCCTGAATAAGGATTACATGGGAGCACCTGGTACTCTTATGATGGTGATGAGACATGAAGGATGGCACGCAGCACAGGATTGTATGGCAGGTACGATTGATAACTCACTCATTGCTATCATTATGCCAGAGGATGAAGTTCCTATGATCTGGCGTGTAATGGCAGAGCGTACATATCCTAAATCAGCATTACCTTGGGAGGCAGAAGCTGGTTGGGCAGGTAGAACTGAGAACATGACAATGAATGCATTAGCAGCATGTGCTGGTGGTAACATGTGGGAAGTATACGAGCCTACACCATTGACACGTCAATATCTCCAAGATGCAGGATATCTTAATGATTGACACTAAGTATATCACTACGGTACAACAGTATGAAGATACGGAAGACTACTTCGTCGAAATCCCAGACGAAATCTGTCAAGAACTCGGATGGCAAGAAGGTGACACCATCGACTGGAAAACAGACGACAAAGGTATCATCCTCCACAAAATCCAAGACGCAAGCAGCATTAAAGAAGAACCAATCAAAGTTAACGACTGGTACAAAATCAAAAGAGAAGAAATCAACCACTATCTCTACAACGAAGAAACGAACAAAGAAACCTACTGAACTTAAGGTGATGAACTCTCGTAAGATCGAGTATTTCCCTCACTTATCTTCATTCCCTATCTTCTTACATGATCTAACTGATAACAAACGTTGTTGGTTCTGCTGTACTGAACACGCACAAAAGTACATCGACAGATATAACCCACAATACAAATGTTATCAATACACTGGTAAGTCATGAAACCAATTAGTATATTCCCTACTCTAGTGTGGGAAGATCATATTGATGTACATAAGGATTATCCTCAGTATGTCTATAACTTACAACGTGATGATCCAGAAGGATTATATCGTAGTAATCGTAATGGTTGGCATTCTAAGATCTATGAGAGTATGCCCTATGTTCAAGATCAAATACTATCTCTAGCAAAGATCGTTGCTGATGAACACTCATACTCAAATACTGAACCATACATATGCCAATCATGGTATAATATTGCTACAAAACAATCGATTAACTTACCACATCAACACCCTCAGTCATTCTTATCTGGTGTATATTATATTAAAGTATCAGATGATGCTGGACCACTTAAGTTTCATCGTGATCCATTACAAGCATATATTATACAATCAATGCACCCAATGGATACTATTAATGGATTAAATGCTCCATCAGCTGCGTTTAAACCAGCAAATGGTAAGTTATATCTATTCCCATCATGGCTCATGCATAGCGTAGATCTTAATGATGATGAAGAAGATCGTATCTCACTTGCTTTTTCTATTGGTCTCTGATATACTATACACACTACACTACTGAATATGAAAGACTTTATTGGTATCTTCCCTAATGCTCTCGCATCTGATCATTGTACAATGATTATTAATGAAATGGGAGATAACGAAAAGTATGATGCAGTTGATCTGAAACAGCAACATGGTGGTGCTAATCATCGCTCTGGTACATCATACTTTGTGAGAACTAATGATGGTTGGGACCTTACACGTTCACTCATTAATCAAGCACTTAATAAATGTGTCGCTGCATATGTTGATGAATATCCTACAATGGGTGTTAATTGTGCATCACATACCATTAAATTACAAAAACTTGAACCACAACAAGGTTTTCATGACTGGCATTGTGAAGCATTTAATTATGCATCCTGTCATCGTGTCCTATTCTGGATGCTATACTTGAACACTACTACAGAAGGTGAAGGTACAACTGAATGGATTAATCAAGGAGTTAAAGTACAACCAGAACAAGGTAAGATTATCATCTGCCCATCATCATGGACACATACACATAGAGGTAATCCAACATACAATGACACCAAGTATATCGCAACAGGATGGTATACCCACCAAGGTGCTTAGTCCTTATGATCATGGTGGATTAGAACGTCACCCTGCTAACATACTACGTCTCATCTCTGAACTCGAAGGATCATACCAACTCCTCAAATACATGGGGTTCACTGATGACATGAATACAATACAACAACTTAAACAACCATACTACAAACTGTACTTCAAAACAAAGAAAGAGTATGACACCAACAACAACTAACACTAACTGGTTCACACATACATCAGACAAACTATATGATAGACATTACTACACTATCAACAACAAAAGATTTGATGATTATGAACAACTCAGAGCATACTGGTTCAATATTCCTATTACTAATCAAACAGTAATAGTTCATGACTATACAACTAAGAAGCGCACCAGTGATAGTAAGGGTTTCTGAACCATTCTCCCCACTCGGTGAATATATTAATTAATCATTAAAAAAATATAGGTAAGGTGCGCTGGTGATGTTGGCTTAGCACGCTACCCATCGAAAGTCAAGAAAGCATGTGACAGACCTCAAAGTGGCACAGAGACCCCTCAGAAACCCTCAGAAGCACGTTATAATAGATCCATGGGTTTCGAGGGTTTCTCAAAATCTTAAAAAGTCAAAAAAACGACTTTTTTAAAAACTTAAGAAACTGAGAAAGTTTGTTTTTTAAGTTTTTTTGTTCTTTTAACTATTAAATCACATTATTTAACTCCAAATGACTAAGATGTACAACAATTTAATCAGTTCAGCTATTAAATCGATTAATATTGTTGAAAACACTGTTATAGTAACATATAATAGTAATATAGACAAAGAATATACATTTAACTGTAGTAATACACAAGTATTTGAAGATACTTTGTGTAAAGAACTAATATCAGTTGAATTGAAGACTGGAGGCAGTGTTGGGCGGTTTCTTCACAATCAAATCAAAGAGGGTTTGATTGTTGAATCTAAATAATCTTGCATTCAATTGAGTTAACAATTCAACAAGACAATGAGTAAAAGATCCAATCAATCTGACAATCCAAAGCAACAATTTAACGATGAGTTTGAAGACTTTGGATATGAAGTCAAGAATGTCCGAAGGTCATCTAAAAAGAAGGTAGCAAAGTTTAAACGTGAAGTCAACGAGTATGAGGACACTTACTGAACTGTCCACTATCACTTGATTTTTAATCCCGTTCGTGTAGTATATACATGTTCGGGATTTTTTCATGCTTGAGATGTTAATGAGCAGAGAACAGTTGATGGAAGATATCAACTGTATTGTTGATGAGTATTTCCAAGGCATCAGGAATGAGTGTACTGATTTAGGTGAACTGTCAAACATCGATGAGGCACAGGATGATTTATTCAGCACACTATGTGATGCTGTCTGTAAGAACTTCCCCACTAAATGATATCCAGGTCAGCCGCCAGTGGACGAT